TGCTGCCGCCCTGGGCTGCAAAACCTCCATTCAGTAGATCACAACTCCCGAACGGATCGTGGACGACCCAGGAATGGGCATCGAAACCATAGACGCACAGCCAATGCCCTCCACCACTAGGCGCACTAACCGGACCACGATGCAGGTAACCCAGTGCAGCAGGCATCCCACCGCGTATCTCCGCCTGTAGCTGCGAAGCTGAACAGTTCTTGACGAACCGTGCACGAACGCCCAGCGCCTTTAGTGCTAGCTGGTGCGTAGCTTGGTCAGTAGTGTCACCATAGCGATTGACCACCTTCAGGTAGTCGGTGTCATCATGGATGCCCTTCACCTTCAGGTACGTCAGGCACATCGCGATCGAACTCGTCTGGCACTGCCGCCAACCATTTGGTCCGTCGCTGCCGTCGCTACTGATCTGACTGAAGTACGGGAAGCCGCTTAGTGGGTTGCTGACCGGCGGCTTCAGTGGTTCCTTGGGCGGCGGGCCAGCCCTGAACAGCTCCGCAAACTCCGCAACCTGGGGCTCTGTCAGTTGCTCCTGCAGCCAGTTCCACGCCGCCTGCTGATGCGGCATAATCGGACTGGTAGTGGCCAATGCAGCCGCGTCAAGCCGGATCTTCGGGGCCATTGCTCGCTCCTTTCTGCCTCAGCTTTCCCGGCAAGCTCGGGTATACGCAAAGCGCCGTGCCTACCGCTGCAATCTCCTGGGACCTTCAGCGGGTGTTCCCCGTAGAGGGCAAACGCAACCTTGCCATCATGGGTCGCGCCTTTGACCTGCTTCCAGGTGGCACAATGTTTTCAGCTTCCTGCATCCAACGTGGAATTGTTGGGGTGACGGTCAAAATGATCAGCGGCACCAAGGCCGAGATCATCAATTTTGAGCCGGTGATCATGGCGCGAGAAGATACCGACCCCAAAGACCTAGAGGAATGGCAGGAAGAGCTGCTGGAGGCATTCCAGGCGCAACCCGCCTAGGGCTGTTGATCCTGCCCTAGCTCCTCTGGACCAGGCTTGATGCCGGGCAGTCGGGCCAGCAGGGTGCCGCCTAGACCAGCCGCCGCCAAGGCTCCGTTACCAGCAGCTTTCCAGCCTTCCAGGCAGTCAACGGCACGGGCTCGGCACACATAGATTGCCCCGCCAACCCCTCCCACCGCTGCGATTAACAGGGAAAGAGCTATGGTGCTGCTGATCAGATTTTGGGGATTCACAACTTACCCGCCCGCAAGCGTTCTTCATGGTCTTCCAGAGTGCCTTCATGCCTGGCCAGGATTTCCAGGATCTTACCCTCAAATGTGCCAAGACCTTTGGAGATTGCCCAGAGAGCCTTCACGCCAGAGGCAGCAGTCGCTCCGCCCGTGAGAAGCAGTGCGGCTAATGCGATTGATTCAGCGATGCCCATTGCGCTGCTCTTGTGTCATGGGGTGGATAGGTTCTGCCTCAGCTTTCCCGATGCAGCACTTCAGGCGGCATGGCAGGCACCGCCGTCACCAGGTACCAGGCGACTGGGAACAGTGCCAGGTGCCAGGCGGTCATGGCGCAAAGGCCGGGTGGATTGGCTGGGACGATTGCGTTGTTGGTGGCATGTTCACAAGGTTTACGAAAACTGGCTTTAGTTGAGCAGGCTGGCTGCCGTTGAGTCACACCCTCCTGAACCCCCCTCGATAGGTCGGCGCTGCCACCGCAGCACCAGTTCCGATGTGTTGCACCATCCCTCCCACGTATGCGGCAGCCAGCCGACCACCTTGCCAACTAGTTGGATGAATGCCATCGGTCGTGTAGTAGCCAGACTGGGCGGATTGATAGAACGTCGAGCCCAGGTCAATCACCTTCACTTTCGTTTCACTCGGGTTGGCAGCGATGTAGTTTGCAACTCCCGTCGTGATCGCTCCGCGCTGCCTTCCAGAGAATGGAACGCAGATGAAGATCCATGCTGTCGTCGTTGCGCGAACCGCAGTGATCCAGTTGGTGACGACCGACGACGCTATATCGGTAGCCCCGTCGTTGTAGCCATGAATCACGACAACGTAATCATGGGAAGCAAGGCTTCTGGGGACTCCGGGCTTCTTCAGGTTCCAGCCGCTGGGGAGAGCGGGGAACCCGCCAACTCCTCCAACCGTCCAGCCGTCGCCGCCGCAGCCAGCTTGGTCAAACTCTGCATTTAGCGCCACTCCAATGTGATTGGCGTAAGAAGCTGTAGCAGCGTTGATGTTTACTGCGGTGCTGACGCCAGGCGGGGCCGTAACTGCCAAGCCGGCAGCAATTGAATCACCATAGATAATCGCCTTTTTGGGCCGCGCTGTCGGGGACGCCAGGATGCCGGTGCCACCGGATGGCAGAAACGACGTGATAACGAGTTTTTGCGAGTCTCCCCACGTACCCGCTTGGTCGTAATTGTCTTTTGCCTGGTATATCACATTCAGCTCATGCGCCCCTGCGGAAAGGCCGGTAATACTGATTGCCGTCTGCCCTGCGGTCAACTTTGCAATAACAGGGTTGAGGCTGTCCACTTGATACAGCACCCACGGATAGGCGCTTAGTCCTGCTGTTGAGACGTTGATATTGATGGCGGTTCCATCGAATCTCAGCCTCATGTAGCTACCGGGCCAAACAGTTTCGGCCGCTTGTGCTCCTGTGCTGCCGCTCAGCACCCAGTTGGTAGGTGACTTAACGATTGCAGCATTATCGCAATAGATCGTCTGATTGGTTGATGCCGTGACGCTTAGAGACGCTGGGTTCGTCAGGCCACCGTCGTTGGTCGTGGCGATTGTCTTGCTGCCAGCGCTTGCAGCGGTGTAAGTGAACGTCGCGCTTCTGGTGGTATTTGTCAGTGAGACGGAAGAAGGGCTGAACGTTCCGCCTCCAGCTCCAGCAGAAGGCGTGATGACAACGGTGCCAGTGAGAACGCCGGTTCCAAGGGTGGCGGTGAAGTTGGAAGAGGCTTGGCCGACGGTGCAGGTAGATGGTCCGGTCAGCGTGTAGGTCGTTACCGGCGCAGGCGCTGATGCCGTGTACGAAATGCTGGATGGGTTGGTCAGACTGGCATTGTTTGTGACCGAAATGGTTTTCGTGCCAGATGTGGCAGCCGTATAAGTGAAGGTTGCTGTGGCGGTCGAAGATGTCAGGGTGACAGTCGTTGGCGTAAAAGTACCCCCGTCGCCCCCATCAGACGGGGTTACAACAACAGATCCCGATTGCACAGGGTTGTCAGTCCCAATCGTAAAGTTGGTTGACGCCTGGCCAACGGTTCCCGATGTTGGGCCGGTGAGTGTGATGGCAGTCGGCGGAAGGGTGGCTCCGAGGGTGCCAACTTCGCCGTAGGAAACTGCGTCGAAGCTGGAGCCGGTTGTGTCAGTTGCGCCAGCATAATCGTGTATTCCAATTCTACCCCGGGCAGAAGAATGCGTAATAGTTGCGGTTAGCGCGGCAACGCGAGCGCTACTCGTAAAAGTTCCAGCCGATGTTAGCCACAGACTTGAAACCAAATCCTTTACTGATGTTGTAAAAGTAGTGCCGTTGCAGGTTCCGACTACTAAATAGGGGTTATCGGTCTTAACCGCGCCTGCGTTTGGCAATGCAGCACGGCCCGTATAGCCGCCAAACGCATCAAGAATATCCAAAGCAAAATTAGCACCGGATACATACATCCGGTGCATTACGCCAGCGCCGGATTCAAGTCGCGTGCATACGGCAATGACAGAGCTTTCTGGGGCACTTCTCCAAAATCCTTCGACAGCGGCTTCGTAATTATCGATTCCGGTATCGCCGGTCCATTGCGCTATGGATAACGTCGAGCTATTGGAAAGTCTAGCGTAGTTATTAGGGGAAACAATAAAGTTTCCGCCGGTGTGAATGGACCACGAACCGCCAGCATCAGGCGTATGGTTTACCAGATTAAATGGACTGGTTTCGCCTGCACCACGAACAAAATAGTCAAGAGTTGGCATGGTTACCTCACAGGATTAGCCAAGGATTAGCCAAGTGGCGAGGCTGGGTGCCCAGGTCAGTTGCACTGATTCTCTTATGGTTGCTGAATCGGCCACGATGCTGAAGTTGGCGCCGTCAAAGACCGCAGTAACTGTTACGGCCCCAGCCCCGAAGCGCTTAATAACCATGGAGTGGCCATCGCTGGGCCCAGCCGCCAGGGTCATTGTGACCGCGCTGGCGGAGTTGATGACCGCCACGCGGTCAGTGGGGGATATTGCGCCGCTGGCGGTATATGTGTTGGTGATTGCGTATAACGGATACCCACCGCCGCCGCTGCTGCCGCCTGCTACAACCAGGGCCCCGTCAACTAGCGACAGATTGGTGCCCAGCAGCACCGTGGTGAGCTGTCCATTGGCCCCTACCAGCACCAGGCTGCCAACAGCCGATGACATGCCTCCAAGCGTCAGCCCAGCAAACGTGGGCGAACTGGTGCTGCTCAGCCCCTGCGGCAGCCCCACCTGATCAGGCGTGACCAGTTCGTAGGCGTAGGCCGTGCTGCCCGCCTTCCGCACGTACTTCCCGGCATCGGCAGTGCCCGCAGGTAAGCCGATCCCAGGCGGCCCGGTGCCGGTTGTGACCCGGATAACGGTTGGGCAGCTCATGCTGGATCCCTCCGCGCCGATCGAGGCGCCACAGTCACCGGCAAGTAAGCCAGGTGGTGGTCATCGGCTTGGTTATTCCCAGGAGCCACCATCAGCACGTTCAGGAACCATGTCTTGGTGGTTTTGAGGGTGTTGACAATCGCCTCGGGGATTATCACCTTCACAATCCCATTCAACGCATCAACGATCGTGGTGACGGCATAACTGGTGCGCCCCTTCTCATCGCTCAGCACCGCATTAACGTCCCACGATGGAAACGGCCACGGCTGTGTCAGCGCGGTATTGCCGAAAAGCTCAAACGTGACTAGGCCATCCAAGCCCTGCTCCAGCGTCACGGTTTGCCCCTCGACCCACGCCACAGATCACGCCTCGCTGTTTGAGCTTTCCGTCCATGCCTCGTTTTTCTCCGTCGCTGGGTCATCAGCCGCAAACTTTCCGCCCTTAACCCGTGCCCGCTTGCGCTTGGGCATCGGGCAAGCAGGCTCAGCAGGGGTCTCTTGGCGTTCGGGCTCCGCAGCAGGCTCCTGTTGCAGTTGCTCAGCATTCATGCCGTAACCAATCGGGAAATTCATAAGGCTCCAAAGCGGAAAGGGGCCCCGAAAGGCCCCGAGAAAAAACCAACTACCTAGAGGCTCAGTCGCTAGGAACCAGGGCCACCGTGTTGGTGCCAACCGGCACAGCCGCACCGTTGGTCACGGTGCCAGTCGCCGAGGCGCTGGTGATGTTGCTCTGCACCGAGGCGTAGCTGAACGTGGTAGAGGTCACCGCCGTGATAGCGAAGGTGCCGTTCACCAGCGGGTTGGAGCAACCCACGGTGACGATCTCACCCACCAGCATGGTGTGAGCAGCAGACAGGGTGATGGTCGCCACGTTGGTGGTGAGCGCCACGTTGCTGATGCTCAGCGTGCCGGTGCCAGGGCGAAGCCGAACAGCAGCCACCCGCACATCACCGCTTACCGAACCGGCAACCCGGACGGCCTCGCGCACTTCCTTGCCGGTCACTCCCACCTCGTTGATCACGCCAGGGCTGGCGGTAACCACAGCGATGTTTGCGTAGGCGGAAGCAGAGCTAAGGGCAGCACCCTCAGCAACATGGGCAGCCTGCAGGATGTAACCGCCAGCGGAATTGCTGGAGCCACCGGCAACGATGAACTTCAGGTCATCGAAAGCAGCCAGGTTGGTTTGAAGCAGACGGGCAGCACCAGTGCGGGTTTCAGCAGCACGGCCACGGGCACCGGCTTTGACAGCACCGAGCAGGATGGTTTCAGCATCCAGTTGATAGCCCCGCCGAGGGGCAAGACCAGTAGAACGAGCCATGAATCAGTACCTCAGGGAATGAATTGATAAAGCGATGATCAGGCGGTCACCGCAGCATCGGTGATCCCGTAGGCGCGAGCGGCCGAACGACCGTTCATGATGGCCATACCGATCGACCAGTCGATCCGGGTGCGATCAACCGGGGCTTCGGCGATTTCACCAAACTCCCGAATGTCGATCCCGTAACCGTTGGCAGCAGGGCCTTGGATGCCGGTGGTCTGCAGATCACCAAACGCCACGCAGTAGATACTGGTGGTGCTGGAGGCTTCGGTGAAACCTTGGATCTGCACGTTCTGGGCGTTGGTGTCCGTTACCACGATGCGGGCATCGTTGTACATGGTCACCCGACGACCGAACGCATCCTGCTCGTAGGACATGAAGCCACCGATGGTGGTATTGCGGCTGGCAGACGAAAGGCGCCGACGCATCTTCTTGTTCATCAGCAGGATCTTGTTGTCGCCATCCACCGCGTCGATCAGCTCATCAAGAAGAGTGAGCGACAGGGCGCCTGTGTTTGCGTTGACAGCTTGGGAGCTGCCGACGTTGATGCGGGTCTTCAGGCCGTCAAAAGCACGGACATCAACCGACTCATCGCCGTTGATAACCTGCTCCTCAAAAGTTAGGCGCAGCGAGCGCACCTTCATTTGAATCTGCTCGGCCTTGGCTTGGGGCCCGTAGTTCTTGATGCGCTGAATGTCAACGTCGATGTCGCCACCGAAGAACTTCAGACGCTCATACTGCGGGTTGATGACGCCATAGGACTCGTCGTAGGTCTCGTTGTACCCACGGAAGCCAACAGCGGGAAGCTCGGCTTCCACGGCATAGTCCAGACCGCCCTGCACGTTGCGGAACGGCATGATGCTGATCAGCTCGCTTTCGGCAAGCTCACGAATAACGGCCACCCGTTGCGGATCGGTCTCCGTCTTGGCGGCCTCCAGAATGGTGAGTCCCATGAGTGGAAATCAGGTGAAGGTCGGGAGGGGGTGGCATCACGCCGGTTGATTCACTGCGAGGCATCACGCCCCGCTGATTGATTTGGAACCGGCTTTGGCATCACGCCGCTGCCGGTTCCTGCTGCCCGAACTTTCCCGAGCTTCTAAGCCGCTCCTCCGAAGGCATCGGAGAACAGCGAATTGAGTGGTTGCGACATCAGGTCCTTACCGGCAAACGCACGACCATCTCGGCCATTGCGGGCACCACCGCCGCTGCCCATGGAGGGCTCAAAGTGACGACCCCAGACCGGATCCGTCTGCAGCCGTTTGAGCCACTTGGTCGGCTCGTACCGCTTGCCGGTTTCGGAATCAATCTCGGGATTGCCTTTGGCATCAACGACCACCAGAGCGCCGTCTTCGATGGTGAAGTTGGCGCCAAACCGGACCCAGACCGGATCAAACGGTGTGGAATTGTCGATGGTGCTAGCCTCCATGCTGCCTTTGGCGAGGATGAAAGCCTTCTCAGTTAGCTGCCGCACAAGCTCCCGCTGGCGGGCCTCGCGCTCGGCTACCAGCTCGGTGGTTGCTTGCTGAAGCTGGGCGGAGTATTTGGACTCGATCTGCTCGCGCTCCAGACGAGCCTGCTGCTCGATCAGCTCCCGCCGGGTCTGCTCCTCCAGCGCCTTGGCTTCAGCCGCCCGCACCGCCTCGGGGTTGGTGGTGGACAGCTCCCGCAGTTGGGCCTCCAGGGCGCCCATGCGGCGTTCCTTCTCACGGTTAGCCTCACGCTCACGCTGTAGGGCATGTTTGACGCGGGAGAGGTCATCGCCTTCGCCTTCGCCTTCGCCATTGCCGGATGCGGTGGGCTCGGTGCCCCCAAGTCCTGCGCCACCGGCACCAGCCCCGCCAGCCCCGCCGCCACCTTCGCTGCCAGGCTCAGGGCTCTGGAGCACATCAAACCAACGTGTCTTCATTTGGCCGGGGCATCACGCCCGCGAGCAACTACGCCTGAGCTTTCCGGCTTAGCGTTTGCCCTGTGGCTTAGATTGCTGACGACGCCGCTCCTCCCGATCGGCAGCGGC